CATGTATCGAACCATGTTCTTGTATGGAATCTGATAAAGTGCTGACTTATCTTCATGGTCTCCAGGAAGGAAACCAATCTCTCGGGTAGGTACAAGAGACCTTACAATGTAAATTTTATCGTAAGGAGTTGCCTCGTCAAGTACCTCTTGAAGAGCAAGGTAAAGCGTAATAAAAGTTTTACCTGTACCAGCAGCACCATGAAGAAGTAGATTCTGCCCCAGTCCATACTGTTCGAATACAACTTCTTGATTAGGAGTTAATGGTCTAATTGGGACCATGTAACTTTTATCAATGGGTTTCTTCCTTTTAATTTGTTTCTGCGTCATATGAGGAGGAACAGGGGGACCACCATTGTTGCGCTTTCTTGCTCTTGCCATAGTTTAAGTGAAACGACTCAAGTTTGCTTTGGGATGTGCTTTTTGCACTTTGGACATCACTTCTTTGAATCCGTCAGATTGTTTGGGAGTGCCGTAGGTTACCCCACCAACACCTGCCATCCAATCTTTATCCCAGTCAGGATTTTCGTCCCTCCAGGTATCGTATTCTTTCATGGTCATGGAGAGTTCTTTTTTCTCTCCTGTGACCTTATTTATTACAGGGTACGTGGGCATGTTTAACACTCCTCTTTATTGAATAGTTTACGGCACTTCTTTACTTCCTTCAGTTCATCTTTAATACGCTGATACGCTTCTTCGGGTGATAACTTCCGTGCCATCTCCATGGCAATAAGTACATCAACCCGAGTTCCAAAATGCTTGAGGGCTTCTTCAAAGCAGTTTAGTTCTTCGTACATCAGTCAATCCTCAGAGACGGTTGAATACAGTTGCACTCGTCAAGGTGCTGAGAGCATCCGCAATCGCCCTCAGGGCACCATCCAAGCGCCTCAGAGATGGTCGGGAACTGACAGATGAAGTGCTGCTTACACAACTCTGCAACGTCCTGGTGCTCCTTCTGGGTGCCATGAGCGCAACGCAAATCAATGTAGTGCATCCATGACCGAACGGAACCCGTCATGTAGATTCTAGTAGGCACTGCCATAGGAAGAATCATGCGAGCACATTCCTTTGCCACACCTGCATCCAGCATCTCCTTGTAGACATCCATGGTCTGCTTGAAGTGATACTGCATCCAGATTTCAAACTTCTGTTTGAGGAAAGGGTCAAGGTCATCGATACTCTTCTGACGATTAGTAGTATCCTGACGACGAAGCTCAGGCAGAGGAATCTCATCACCAAGCAGAGATGAATCTGCATAGCGTTGGGAAAACTCTTGGAAGGTGAACGAACGGTGACGCAAAATTTGAGCTGCAATTGCCCTGGTAGTGTTAATCTCCAGGGTCATATGTGCCTGCTCAAAGATGCTCCAGTGCTGATGCTTGATGCAATACTTCAGCAGTCCAGCAACCTTTTCATTCTCCTGATTAGCGGGATTACTCACACGAGCAACATACCCAATAGTTTTCTCTGCATCAGGAGTAACAGAGACAAGACATACTTTAGTCATTCTTATCAAATAAAATACGAGACATTAAATAAAGTCCAAATGCTTTCAGGTATCCAATGGTAGCAAGACCGAAGATACCTGGCACTAACCAGTTCCATAATAGCATAAGAATGGCAGGTTTAGTGAAGAATGCAAATACTTGAGCAAGCGCCTTAATAGACGCTTGCTTTTTTATCTCTTCTTCAATTTGCTCCAATTCTTTTTCATCAACAGTTTCTTCAATTTCTTTTTTAAAGTTATAAACTGTCATTTTTTCTCCGAGGGATTTTGCCATAGTTTAGGATTCACTCTACCTTCAGATTGTGTCATATTAATTAGGTCATGTCTATAATTGTCCCAATAATAATCAAAAATTTCCGACCTCTTATTGCCATACACTAGGTCAAACTTGGTCATACCATCTTGCAGGTATTCAACCAAGTATGCAGTGTAAGGAAGAGACCTATCTTCTGCCCGCGAGGGGTCGCAATCTCTAGCAATAAACTTCAAGAACGACCGCCCCACTCAATAGTTGGAAACGCTTCAGTTACAACTGCTTTAGTAATACGCTTATATTTTTCGTTCATACGACCGTCCTTCACCAAGACAAGGAGTTCTGCTTCTTCTGCAGACAGTCCTTCCAAGAGTTGAACAAACATAGACTCACGCTTCAGCGAAGGCAGTTTATCTTGCCCACCTTTGAAGAAGCGGTAGAGACCACGATATTCAGACTCAAGGCGAGAGTGGTCTGTACCAACAGGTGCATCATTGGGAGTGTAAGGAACATCACCTTCGGGAAGCATAGAAATAACACTATCATCAAAGTTGATAATCAACAATTGACGAAGAGCAGTGCTGTTATGCTTACGAAGTAAAGCAACTTTCTCTTCTTTTGTTTTTGCATTGGAGACCTTTCGCAAGACCTCACTAATAAGTAATCTGGGATTACTGTTTTCAAGTGATCGTGTAGCCATAATTAACTCCTTTAGTCATCGTCATCTTCTTCAAAATCAGTCCAATATTGTGTGTCTGGTCTGATGTAAATTAATTCATCGTGCAACATGTTTCCATTTTCATCGAACATTTCTGGATGCGTAACAGACTTAGCATAAGCAGCGTTTTCGATAAAATCTTCAACGTATCCTTTTGCTAACCATGAGACTGTGATTCCGAGAATAAAAGCGCCGATGGTAACTAGAACAACTAGTGCGATTAACATGGTTTCCCCCTTTTAAACGTTTACAATAATATGGAAACCAACCCCTCCTATGTCTTGAACTCCTGATTATTTAGTATTTAAATGAGATTGTTTTCTCGCAAATATCTAACTGATTCAGTGCATCCTCCAAGACGTTTAGAGTCTAGCAGAACTTGAGGAAATGTGCTACCCCCACCAAACTGAGAGTAAAATTGTTCGCGGGTAAAATCACGATTAAGTTGCTTCTCAGTGAAAGAGTATCCTTTTCCCTGAAGAACTTGTTTAATTTGAGTGCAATAAGGACAACCAGTTCTTGTATATACAGTAAAATTCATAATACCTCCAGAATAAAAAAGGGACTCCGAAGAGTCCCAATTGGGTGTTCCGACTTGTAGAGAGACCGCACGAAAGGTCTCCCTAGTATTTATCAGAAGCTGTACTTCAGACCTGCCTTGGTGCCGTAGCTACGGTCAACACCAGCAACGCCACTGCCAACGAAGGAGACTTCGCCGTATGCGCTGAGGCTCTCGGTCAGACCGACGCCCAGACCTGCCTTACCCGAGGGCACCCAGTCAGAAGTGCCGCCGTCAGGAAGGACAACGGTAGCGCCTGCTTGGACATACCAGGAAGCGTCAGTGCCCAGAGCACCTTCGTAACCAACATGGTTGTCGATCGAAGTGCCAGTGTAGTTAGAACCAGTGAAACCGCTGTTTGCTTCTACGTTAACGTAGGGACCTGCCATTGCGGCACCAGCGAAGAGGGGAGCAGCAGCTGCTGCAGCGATGAAAGATTTGATCATTGTTGTTTTACCTTTTAGTTACTTGCGGAATGGTTACCCGCAGATGAAAGCAGACTCGACTCGTCTGCGTTGGAATAATTATAGCACTCTTAAGGTGCTGTGTCAACAGATTGGCGCGAGTAGTTGAGGCACCATCCTCTGTTGTAAAACGTAACATTGTGTTACGTTCATTTATTTATACTATCAGAATTCTTCAGTTTTGTCAACTTGTTGGCGGTATTCCTCCAACTTCTTTCTAGACTCAATCAATTTTCTAGCAGTTTCTAATCTACCTATTTGATATTCTTCATCAGTCATTGACAAATCAAATACATCTTCAGGAGAAACCATTGGTTCAAATTCTATTTCATCATCATCCCCAAGAATCTTTTGAAGTTCTTCTGGTAAATCTTCTTTTTTAATTTTGGGTAATTTCATAATACTCGTAACCAATTGCGTCTCGTGTTGTCCATATTATATTACCATCTCCTGATGTTTGCAAGTCACGAGATGTTGAAATTATAGTATTAGATTGGTCTGTTAGTTTCCATGCTACTCCACCTGGGTTAGATGCCCAATCTGCATCTAGTCCTGCACTATTAACAACGTTAAGTGCAGCAACTCCTATAGTATGAATTCCAGATGTTAGATTGCTGAGAGTAAATGAAGACACACTTCCTTCTGCCCATCCAGTCCTAGTTCCTAAAGAAACACCATCTAAGAAATATTCAGATTGGTCGTCTTGAGATACTGATAGAGTGTAATTTCCTGTAACTGGAATAACTACGTTCCAAGTGGCAGTGTGTACTGTATCAGGTAAAGGACTAGTGTTAGATGGCCAAACTCCATATGTGTTTAACAGTTCACTCCAAGTATACCATGGCGGACTGTGTACCCAATTGATATCATTTCCAGGTCCAAAGCAGTCACCGCCACGACAGATTCTAATGAACCAACCACCTGGGTTTCTTTGCCAAGAGTATGCAAGTCCTGTAGGTTCGCCATCCCCATCTTGGAATCCAGCATCAGAGTTTGTACATCTAACCACCATCTTAAGATTAGTCCCACCATTCAATGTTCTTGAATATGTGTATGGTGTGTTTAATGCTCCTCCTGCAAAAATTCCTCCTTGAATATCCAATACTGGTTGAGTCTCATCATTTAAAAATAATTGTGCTTCATCATCACATCCAAACTGAAATGTATAGGTATCTGTTGCAGCAATAGGAACAATATAAGTTACTTCCTGTTCTTGTAATGGAAGAGTACACTCTTCTGCATTTACCCAAACTCCATACGCATTTCCAAGGTCGCTCCAATATCCATCGGTATTACTAACTGTTGTTGTAGCAACAATATCCTTAATTTCGACAGTTGCATTACAATCTGTGCCATCCAAATCATAAAAACACAATCGAGTATTGTTATTATCTACCCTAAATCCGCCATATCCAGAACCACCAAAAATTGTTGCTGGATATGTTCCTACACTCACTTCAACATAGTCACTATCAGAACCTTCTCTGTCATTAACTACTTGAGTAAATGTTCTTCCCGCAACTGTATATGTTCCTAATGCTTGACCCCAATCATTAGGGTTGTCATCATATTCAAAATCTAGTCGAACAAGACCAGAACCAGTACCTCCAATAACTAAATCTCCAGCACCATTAAATGTAGCAGTAATGCTTGATTGTCCAACAACAGATTCAGAACCAGAACTTACAGGATAAGTTACTGGACTAGACCTTTCTATTTTCCCAAATCTAATTAGAGTTCCATCTCCAGTAAAGTATTGCTGCTCTCTGATATTAATATCACTGTCAAATGGAGAGCATGATTCTGTGTCTAAATCGGGAACAAAAAAGTCTTCTTCTAATCTAAGTCCTTTTGTAGATACATCTCCCCATGGATAACATACTCCATAAGGGTCTAGACATCTATCAAAATCATCCCAAGCATCTGCAGGATTAATCCATTCATATACACAATCATAGTATGTCCCGTCAGGTCTTTGTTTACATTTTTGAAACCTTAACAGAGGTTCACCTTGAGGAGTTGTGTAGTCGTCAGTAATGTTTGCATCAAAAACTGTTACTAAATCATCAACCTCTTCCTGTGCTGCTCGTTGAAGATTTGAAAGAGTAAAATCATCAATTCCTGCATCACAGATGGGTCCAAAATATCCTTCGGGATAATAATACGCCATTAAAAAAGAGGGGTCTTAACCCCTCTATTTATTTTAAAGTGCGTTGCCTCTTGGCAAGACTTCTTCAGGGAACACAAAGTTCTCATGAGGTTGGTCTACTGGAGCCAACCAGGCACGGAGTCCTTCATTGAGGAGGATGTTCTTCGTATAGAACGTCTCAAATTCTGGATCCTCTGCTG